AGGGAGGACCGCCGCCACTACCAGTATTTGCAGTAGCGTTTGTTCCATGACGGTTAATACCACTTCGAGATGCTGCACCGCCATCACCGCCGCCACCTAAACCCCCATCACCGCCGAGAAGATTGGTAGTAAAAGCATAATTACCATTAGAACCACCCCCGCCACCAGCGCGTGATACCCCGTCTACCCATGCAGACCCGTTACCGCCATTACCGCCGCCACCGCTTGCGAATGCTGCACCATCTGACCCGTTTTCTGGGCTTCCTCCGTCGCCACCGCCACCGCCACCAGATCTTTCACCATTTATACCCGAGGTGATAAGCACATAACTATCGCCGCCATTTCCACCCTGCGATCCAGTACCACCGCTGCCCGAATTGTCTTGATTAACACCTTCGCCGCCGCCGCAACCACCGTCTGCGTTGCTGTTATCTTGATCCTCAGCACCTCCGCCGCCACCGCCATTACCAGTAGTTGTGGTTATTCCGGTGCCAGATATACTCGAATCTGAGGCTGTTAAAGCACCGTTAAGATTAAGTCGTCCAGCAGATCCTGCGCCAACAGTCACCGTGTAATCAGTGTTGAGAGCAGGGCTAATTTGAGAGAGAGTTTGCAGCCCACCAGCGCCGCCGCCGCCGCCACACATATAAGAACCACCCCCGCCGCCTCCGCCACCCACTACTAGGATGTCTATTAAGTAAGGGGGTTGGCGGTTAGGGAAAGCACCAAATCCGTTGACGTTATAACCGAAGCCTGACATCAGTTACTCCTTACGAGTCGTTTTTAGCGTCAGTAGTAAAGAACAATTTTATCCCCAGCAAACGAGCATCACCCGATTGGCTGTCAGCTGAGACATCACGCATTATTTGAAAATATGTTTGCGTGTCTACAGCGGCATTAGAAATCGTCACCGCACCCGATACTGCCGATACGGTCATATCGTTGGACGTTCCGCTGAAGGCTTTTGCTGTAGCAACTACATTGGTGCCAAATGCGGTATTGATGCTTGCGTCATCCGCAATACAAACGCCAGATAAGCCCCAAGCTACAGTACCTGTGTTGGTGCCTGTGACCGTCCAAAAGGCTTGAAATGTCACTGTGCCTTCGTTCCACGATTTTGGAAAACACACAGTGAACTGAGCGTTCTCATCGGAACTTGCATCGAAGTCTAAACATTTAATCTCTGGGCCATTAGACAATTCGACCTGCGTTAAATCCGCGCAGCCGTTCGTGCTATTGGGGTACATAGCGGCAGCAGGCACATAAATCGTTTCAACACCCGCGACTTTCACCGCCGCAGTTGATTGCGTCAATGCACCAGAAACGTCCATCGTTCCGTTCACATCTACAGCGGTAGCCGTTAGGTCGATTTCGTCTGTTGCACCCAAAGCCAAGACCGTTGCGCTAGAGCCTTGTATGAACTGGCTTGCATCATTAAACATGATCTTGTTTGTAGAATTCAGCGTTAGCCCAGATCCGTCCGTATGCGTGAGAGTAGTGTCATCATCCGCACCAAAAGATAGTATTGCTCCATCGTGCTTTAATTCTAAGTCTTGGGTTAGCGTGACATCGCCATCAGCGCCTATGGCAATAGCATCTGTATCACTAGCAGACCCGATATTTCCAGCATCGGGCACCACTATGTTGCCACCAGTAGTCATCAAGCCAGCGCCAGTATAGGTTCCCGATACATCTAAATTAGCATTTACGTCTACTAGGGTAGCGTTAAGCTCAATTTCATCAGTCGCATTAACATCTAAAATTGTGGCACTGGGTGCGTTAATAAATTGAGAAGCATCGTTAAACTGAATAGCCATTGTGCTGTTAAGCAATAACCCAGTATCTGCAACATGAGTAAGAGTTACATCGCTGTCGGCCCCAAACTTTAACGCCGCTGCATCAGACAACAAAAGCAAATCATCACCAACCGTCAAATCATCATCAACAAACAGGTCAGGAATCGACAAGTCTTGAAACGCATCAACTATCGCTGCGCCTGATCCGGCACCGTCAGAGTACACTGCTTTGGTCTGACCCGTAGGGATTGTGATATTCGCACCACTGCCTTGGCTGATAATGATCGACTGTGACCCGCTTGTTGAATTTTGAATGAACCATAGTTTGCTAACGGTGTTCGGCCCTATCGTGATCGTACAAGTGCTATCAAGGGTGCCAGTATATTTGAGGAAGAGACTGCGGCCCGGATCGGTAGATCCGTCAGCAATGGTTGTTGTGTGAGTGTCCGCATTGGTCGTGATTGCTTCTGTGCCGAAAGAAAACGCTTCAGCAATTAACTCTAAATTTGTATTTGTACTGGTGCCCCACGTACCTGATTCGTCACCAGTGGCAATCTCTTTTAAGCGTAGGTCGTTAACGTAAGTTGCCATTTATTTTCTCCGGCGTTTAGCGGCGGGTTTCTTCATTGAAGCCATATGCTTCTTGAGCGTTTCCGCTTGCTTCTTGTGAGTCTTAGAGGCTTTCTCTAATCCTTTAATAACTTTTTTTACTTTCTTAACCATCAGGCTATTTGTTTCCAATTTGGTGTTTGAGAGGTGTCTACTAAGCCCCAAACATTCGCAGTAGTTACTGCTCCGGTCGCTGAAACTCCGCTTACCTCAACTACTTTTGGTATTGCAGCCGTTACAGCCCCAACCGCACCAGTTCCTGCAACACCCGTTGGGACAATCGTTTGACCGAGTCCAACAGTAGCCGTCCCGACAGCGCCAGTACCTGCAACACCTGTGACTGCGACGGGGGTTACTTCACCCCATGTCCCAGAACCCCAAGTGCCTCTGCCCCATCCAAATAAGTCTGACACAGATTACTCGCTATGCGATGCGAATAATTGCATTTGAGGCGTCTGCTGTTGGGAACTGGATCGTGAAGTCACCTGAACTAGATGTTTTATCACCACCAAAATCTAACGCACATACAGCAGGGTCGCCAGATGCCGAATCATTAAAAATCAACGCGCCTCTTGCCGTAATGCTGCTAGAGCTAAACGTCAAGTTTGCAAAATCTGTGATTGCAGTGGTTCCGTCGTTGCTAGGATCAACGCGAGTCAGTGCCGCACCTTTAGCAGTGTAGCCCGTACCAGATGTTTCGTTTGACGTTGTGTAAGCAGTCGTTCCTGCTCCTAGACTTGCTGAACTTGTGTACAACGCCAAATTAAATGTACTACCTCCAGAGTTTTTAAAATTATGCACTGCTTCTAAAAGCTCTTTTTTGAAGGTAGTACACATCGCTGTCGTTATCGCCATTACAGACTCCTGATTATATTAGCCATGTCTCCATGGCCTTGACGTTCTAGTTCGGCAATCAACGTTGTTCTATCGCTCTTGATTGCTTCTTTAATGTAAAAACTTACCGTTGTTTCCACGGACTGCTTGAAAGCTTCCGCTTGTTGGGCAATCAAAGGATGACAATTCCCACCAACGCTAACAATTCTATCTGAAACAACCTTTGCCCAAAACTCTGGATCATGTCCTTTGTCTTGAGTGGTGGTTACGAGAACCTCGCCAACATTTGCTTGAGATGCATCAAAAAAAGACATCAAGCACCTGCGTTTATGTCATATCGGTATTCGTCACGAGCGCCATAACCTTCGCCTAATGCTTTCAAAGCGGCAACTGCTAAAGAAAAACGTTGCTCATATTGCCCAACCTCTTCGGGAACCTTTAAAAAAGTCGCAGCTTCTACCAAAGTTCCATACAACAGCGCATCTGGAGCGTTATCCGAAAGCCAAGTGGTGCCTGTTTCTGCGCCCGCCGTTAAAGATTCAGGTCTAAACTTGTAATGGAGTTCAAACGTATAGTTAGCATCGGGCGACGGACCTAAAATAAACGTGTTCTCGTCAAACAACCCATAGTATTTAGGGGTACTCGTGGTAGATGCGTTCGGCGTATAAGATCGAATAAAAGATACCTGCTTGAGTAACAAATACGCATACTCGCTGTCTTTTTGTAACGCTAAACTATACGAAGCAAGAAAATCACTAGGCGTGGAAAGGTAAGGATTACCCGTAGTGGCCGCACCTGTAACGTTTTTTCTAAAAAAAGGTAGCTCTACGTTTTTTAAGATTCGCTCTTCCGCTTCTTTTATAAACGTAGGTAAATCCGCGACAAAGGTTGTTTCCGCAGTTTCGCAGTAGTCTTGGACCGTGGATTTCAATGTAGCTAAGGTAAAACTCATGTCGTCACCACCGTAACCTCACCAATTTGTCCAGAAGCCTTTACAGGAACAAAAGGGTCAATACCGACCACTGGAACTCCTATCGAAACGACCATAGGCTCTATTCTATCCGGTCGAGGGTTTTTCAAAGCTTGCGGATCGTCTACGCGCGGAAGCGGCAATAATTGTGGCTGCTTCGGCTCGAATTCATCAAAGCCTACCAAGCTGCCGTTCCACTCTTTACGCATTCGGTTTAGTTTGTAACGAAAGCCAGACCGGTCAGAAATGCCGTATGCGTTTTTTCCTGAAGCAAATGCCATGGCTACACTCCGTATCTATAAGCAGGGGGGCTTATCTTGAAAGAAGCCCTGTCACGATCTTCTTCCATGGCTCTAATCATTTCTTCTTCATACACCGATTTAAGCATCCCCATCATCTGAGGATTTTTCTTCATAGATAGGTAGTAGGCTAATCCTGCGGCTAAACAGGGGTAAAACCGAAAAGGCACGTCCACAGTGTTAATAAACGTGTCGGCATCATCAATACGAGTGAGCCTGTTGAACTTGACAATGTCCGTATTGTTTTCTGGGACGGGCCATATTTTCAAAACAGGGGTAATCTGTCGATCTAAGAAAAATTGATTGGGCCTCCCGGTCTGTGTCTTTGTAGGAATGTTCAAAAACCCTCC